CTACGCTTAATAAATGTTTCAGCTTCTCTTCCTAAACTTTCTATTTCTTTACGTATATTTTCAACACTTGATTCTTGTGCGCTAATTATACTACGCTGTTCAGCTATTTGGGCATCAAGTTCTCGTCTGCCAGCATTTGTTAAGTTTTTGCTAGCTCTGCGTTGTTGCAGTTCATCTAGTTTATCTTTATAGCTTTCTAGTGTTTTTGCTGCGCTTTCATAGGCTGGCTTTAAACTATTAAATTGTGTTACTACAGCTTGTATATCTAAGGCTGCTGATCCAAACATAGATAAATCAGTTGTACTTAATTTATCTAATCCTGCCGCAATAGTAGTAAAAGAAGTATCGGCTAGTGCTTTGTTTAACTCGCCACTGTATTTAATAGCGTTAACAAAGAAAGTAGTTAATGGGCTACTATCGCGCATGCTATTCATAAATGTAGCCATGGATTTTTCTGCTAAATCGCCGCTTTCTTTCAAACCTTTTAAATATGTGCTACTTTCTTGTATACGCTTATTAGTTTGTTCAAGAGCAGAATCTAATTGATTTAATTGATCAACATCTCCACCTTCTACGGCTTTAGTAATACTTTTAGCACTTAACTTTCCTATAGGTATATTTAATATTTCCGCGTATTGTTTTCTAAATTGTTCTCTGGCTGGACCTACCGGTAATGCCTCAATACTAGCCATAACAGATTTTCCAAGCTGACTAGCTAATTTTTCTTGCATGCTATCTACAAATGGCGTAACATCTTTTAACCATTCTATGGCCTTATCCCAACCACTACTATCTGTTTTAAAGTCATTAAAAGCTTTAGTTGCATTTCTAACGCTGCTACTCAATGCATCTAAACTATTAGCATAGGCTATTGCAGCCTCTAGACCAATAGAGCCTTCCCATTTTTTATTAGTATCAATAGCTGTTTTAGTAGTTTCTTCAAGCTGTGCTAGACTATCCGATAATTTACTGGCACTTTTACTATTAGTACTAAACATGCTATCAAGTACTTCAAAAACTGTTATTGCTAGACCTATATAACCTAGTAATCCACTAATAAATCTTGTAACATTTAGGAATGTTTGACCTAGAATACTAAGTGTTCCGCTAACAACAGTTGTTATTTTTCCAATGCCGCCTAATTTTGTACCGTATTCACCAGTTAATCTAACTAATTCTGAAAAACCAGCTATAGTACCAGCATCTGCTGTTTTTTCTACTACTTGTGCTTGTATATCTTTGACAGCATAAGCTCTATTGGCCGCTTTACTAGCACTAGCCATCATCATTGCATGTGTATCACCACGAAAAATACTTGGTGACTTTTCCATTTGGTCTTGCAATTTACGGTCTAGTTCAGCTTGAAGTCGTTTTTCTCCACCAATTTTAGCTTGTATAACTGCCATTCTATTTTCAAGCGCAATAATTTCAGCAATACTAGCTTTTTGTTTTTCTAAAGTTGTTAGCTGATCATTTAATATAACTTGTTCAGCTTTTAAACCTACTACTCTTTTTTCACTAGCCGAAATACCTAATCGCTCTTTGGCAGTATCTACTTGTGTTGCCCATGCACGTTCACTTTGTATAGATGCCATTTTACCTGCTTCTGCAGCAGTAGTTTTTAAATAATCACTATATCTATTTAATGCAGGTATTGCTTGTTGTGTAATTTTTATTGCTGCTAATGCTATTGCTGCACCAATTAATCCGGTATTATCTGCTAATATTTTTGCTACAGGTGCTACTACTGTATTAACTACGCTTAATATATCTTGGGCAGTATTCTTTAAGCTAGCTAATAGTTTATCGTATGGATTCCCTTCTTGCGCAATTTCTCCAAACTTTTTACGCCCTTCTTCTAATACAGCATTAGCAAAGGCCTGGCGACGCTCAAAATCTGTTAGTTGGCTTTCGGTTTTACCTACTTTTCTAGCATAATCTTCGGCAGCTTTACCCGTTTTGGTAAATAAACCTAGTTCATCTAATAATTCTGGTTCTAGTTTAACAATACCGCGACTTAGTCTGCTAACAGCATCGCTCATATTAACACCAAGAGCTTGACTTGCTCCTTTAGCCACTTCAGCAATACCTAATATTTGTTCACGACCTAGTCCACTGCTACTGGCTTTTGTTACGGCTTCTGCGGCTTCACGAAAACTAACCATTCCATCAGTTACGCTTACAAAACTTTTTGTCATACCTACCAAGCTTTGCCCAGTAGCAGCTCCCAGCTGTTCCATACCCTTTATCATTATATCGGTATTCATAGCTTCACGAAGGGCCGTAAATGCAGCTGTAACTGCAAATACGTTAGCAGCATATGTAGCGTATAGTCTAACTAGCCCGCCTAAGCCTTGAGCTTCAGCGGCAAAATCTCTGGCGCTTGCTCCACCACGACCACTAACGCCGCCAGCAGTTGTATAGTCTGTCATCATACCATATCCTGCTCTACGAGCTTGTGGATTAGTTTGATCACGTGTACTATCTTGCAGACCAGTAGTAATAGTTGTACGTTGTAGTCTAACAGTTGAGTCTGGTGCTTCTGTGGCGCGCAGGGCTTGTGCTCCGGTTTTAGTTCCGGTAGCAGGAATTCCTCCACTAGCTAATTTTTGTGTTCTATCTAGTTGGTTATTTAAGTTTTCTACTTCAGCAGTTCGTTTCTTAATAGTACTTTGCTGATCTAACAAACTAAGATTAATATTTACTTGATTTTCTGCCATAGCTACTCCACAGCACTTTGTTCTAGACTACACAACTTTGTGTAAGATTAAACCAATTATATCACAAGGGGTTTGAAATGTCAAACACAAAAATTTTTAGTAATAAAAAAGCCCACTAACTACTGTTTAGCGGGCTTTTTCTGTTTTTCGTTTAATATATTGCTACGTATACCATCAATTATTCTAATAAGCGTTAGTATAATTTTATGGTCTTGTGGTTCAACTTCTGTATAGTGCAGGATTTCTGTTAGGCCGATATAACTTTTACCTAAGTATATGCCATTAAATCCTTCCCAGTCATCTTTTAGCATACGGTAAACTAGTAGTGCTTGTTGCACTTCTAGCGGTAAGTCGTCCAATTCTACAGGTATTTCTTGCTCAAGTGGTTCAGTACCTAGTTGTTCACACATATCTAAGTACTGTTGCTTGGTCATACTAACCTGTTGATTTTGAAAATAATTCTTTAACTTAGTTTCAACCTCGTCTATTTGTTCTTCGAAAAGTTTCCCAGGTCACTTACCTGTTCACTGACAAAACTATCAAAGTTAGTACTATTCTTCATTAAGTATAGTGCATTTTCACTAGTATAACCTAACTCACTGTTTGGGTCTAATGTACTAACGTCTACAGGAGCTAATTGTTCTAAGTAACTAATTTTTAATCCACGCCAGCCTTTAACAGCATTTTCTACGTATAATTTTAAAAATAATTCGTCATCAAGTTCTTCTTGTGGTTGACGATTTTTAAATGTAGTTTTAGTTGCTTTTTTACGAATATTAATAAGTGTTTCACGACTTAAAAATGCAACATTAATTACAAAGCCTGGCATACCAGGAAACTCTACCTCAACAGCTTTTGAGGGTACTAATAGAGATTTTAAACTAAGTTCGGACATGTTTATCTTATTTGGTTAGTGGGCTAGGATTACTAGCCCAAATGGTTTAAGCAAAGTATTTAATAACGATTTCGTTGTCTTTAATAATATCAAACTTACCGCTATCATGACCTTGTGCAGTGAAATTAACAGTTGTTGTTATTACTGATTCAGCATTAACTGTTGGAATTGTTAGCACAACAGCAGGCATCTGTAATAATACTTTTGTATTACTATTAACACCACCTATTTCTACTTGTAAAAAGAACTCAGGATCGCTGTCAGTATTTACTTTAGCAAGTAAATCACTAAATAAATTTGCACTAAATCTATTAATTGGATCTGTGGTAGTACTAGTTGCAGCTCCAGTACGCAAGTAAGCTGTTAAGCTGCCGGTTATACTACGACTGCCAGTAAAGTATGCTATTGGCTGATTAATAGCTCCCATATATGCGGGAGTTAAATAAGTAATATTATTTGTTAGAGTAATACTACCGCCTGTTAATGGCATATTATACTTTTTAGTAGCGTTAGCTCCAGCATTAATAGTTGATATAGCCCCGCTATAATCTGCTGCACTACCCTCAGTGCCAATATTATTAGCAAGTGTTACTGTACTTAATTTATTAGCAATAAACGGTGAAGCAAATAGTTTACCTCTAAAAGTTCCTTGTACAGTTGCGGGTGCGGTTCCTAGTGTGCCGATTCCGCCATTATCAGTAGCAGCTAAGAAACTACTATGAGCATCTACTCGCTCAATAGCTCTGGCCTGGCCGCTCCACTGTATAGTAGCAATAGCATCGATACCAAAATCAATAGTTGCGGTGTTTAACGAACAGTCATGTAATAAAAATATATTTTGATCAAAAATTACTATAAGACCAAATCTTTGTAGCTGATGACTATTAGATTTAGTTAGTACACAAGTCGCTGGATCGGTACCACCAGCTGCACCATCTTGCCAAGCACCTTTTGTACCATTAATAATATTTGTGCTAGGCGTTGTTTCATCTGGACTAAACATGGCGTTCCAGAGAACATTTTCTTCACAAGTAATTTTTGTAGCAGCACCTGCAGTGACAGCAACTACGTTAAAAGTAATTGCGGTTTCATCTGTAGTAGGTGCATCTGGATCAACAACAGTTACTGTAATTGCTCCAGCAGCGTAGCCCTGACCTCCGTCTGCAATTCCAAAAGAAACTACTTTTTCATATGTTACAGTATTGGTTGGATCAGTACCAAAAACTGGATATAATACTGCTGCTCGTCCGCCAGTTGGTGCTGCTACGATTACTTTAGTATTTAAACCATAACCTGTTGCGGGATTAGTAGCAGCATTTAATGTTGCTGTACTAGGTGGAGTAGCTATATTCCAGCCTATCATAGGATTTCCAGCATAGCTGGCTTGTACTTGAGTAATCGCCCCTGGAGAACCTACTTCAGCTGGGCGCATATATGTGCTAAAGCTGAAATCTACTGGATTAAGTGCGGTGTTAAAAGTGCGCTGACCACGAATAGGAGCGGCGCCTGTTTCATTAACACCAATAGTTTCTACGGCAGTTGTTTGGCTAAAACTAAGATCATCTAATACTTGAATTTCATAAGTAGTACTATCTGTATGACCAGTTTTATTAATAAAACCGCGATTTGGATCTACAGTGTTTATGTTAGTAGTAAAGAATACTTTACTATTACGTAATAAATTAACTGACATATTTTTTCCCTTTAGTTAAAGGTATTTGTCCAGCTGTTACGAGATGTTTATCTGTATTTGGCTGTTCAAAATACGGTTGCTTACATGACCTGATAGCGGACTTGTAAGTTAATCTCGCCAACTGCATAGGGAGCTAATAGGCCCTCATCCGTAGTTATTGAGTCTATTAAAATTTCTGTGGTTTCATGGTTGTTGTCTGTATCGTATACCAGTCGTCTGTTTAAGTCTATGCAAGTCTCTAAATCTGCAAGCAACTGTTCTAGCTGCTCTTGTGCATCTTCTTCGCTTTTACAGTAGACTTTAACACATACTCGTAATAACCCCCAGGTAAAATCACTGGGAAGATAGTCGCGAGTTTCTGTGCCAGGACTTAAGTAAACACTGGGAAAATCTTGTATTTCATCCCAAAACTTTAGTTTGGCAAAACTGTTGCTGCTTAGGTTAGTTATATATGGCGGATAACCGTCTATGGTTTTAAACTTTTCGGCAAGGGCCGCTACAATCTTTGCTCGTTTGCTCATACTAGTACGGCCCTTAATCTTGAAATCTTTAGTTGTTGTGCTACTTCGCGTATTGACTTGGAAATCAATGTTTTAGGATCTCTACTACGCGGATATTGCTGCTTGCCGCCTTGACTAAAGGTAGCATATGGGTTGCGCATGTAGTTGTAAAATGCAGTTACAGTACCTTCGCGACTTTGCGTTAGTCGCTCTACTTGTACACTTTCTGCAAATCTGCCACTACGTAGGTTGAGTACGTCCTTGCGAGTTCCAGTACCCATATTTTGTTTTACAGTTTGAACAAGATTTATATTCAATAAATTTTGTAAACTTAACAAGTCTACTTCTTGCTGCAGCTTTTGTTCTTGAACTGTTTTGCTCTTGGGTATTCTAGTAGCTTTTGATTTTAAGGTTGTAGTAGGTAATTTTACCTTTTTAACTGTACCTTTATTAAGGTTTAATTTAACGATATTCTCTGCTGTAACAGAAGCCTCTGCTTTTTTACTAGTACTTTTACTACTAGTTTTAAACTTGCCTGTTTTTAACAGTTCTACAAAACCTGTTTCTAGTGATTGAATAAGTGTAGGCGAGAATTTTAAGCCAGTTACTAGTCTGCGTAAATTATCTGCACTTAGCACACGATCTATTAAACTATTTCGTAGTTTTCTGTAAGTAGTACCAAACAAATTTTGTATAATTTGATCTGCTGCTTGTGTTTCACCTTGTAGTATAGTTTTATTAGTTTTAACTGTCATTGGCACAACTACTGCTAGTTGAGCTTGCATAAGAGTTTTTACTTGTGGCGAAACTTGTTTAGAAAATTGTACACTGTAGTTTACTTGTCCACTAGTATTTACAAAACCATTTATAATATCTGTGCCATTTTGTGGCTCACTAGATTGAGCTGCTAATAGCATTATCTGTTGTATCCATGGACTTATAAAACCAATTATTTCAACCGCTCCAGTTTCTGGATCTGTATTTTTAGCACCAGTGTGACCAAATACAACAATTTCACCTATTGTAAATGCACGATTAATATCAGTAGCAGGTGTATTTTTATTAATCTTTGATTTATCTGTGCTTTTTTCTGCTAAAAATATACCACTATCACTAAAACTTTTTCTAATGATTGGTGTAAGTACACTGTTTACTGCGCTACGCAGTGTGGCAAAAGTAGCTCCAAGAAATATTTCTTGTGTAGATTCGTTAAAATTTTCTACTATGCTACCAGCATTTTTTAATTTGCAGGGAGTTTTTCTTGCAAACTCTGTTCTAATAGCTCTGCCTGCAGCTGTAACTCTATATCTTGCTTTACCAGTAGCTGCTGCATCACCCGCTTGTATGCCTGGCATAAATGCGGCTAGACCACTATTAAGACTGTTAAAAGCTCTGCTAACAATATCACTAAACTCTTCTAGCGTATGCTGTTTTGTAGCTATTTTACTAGTTATCTGCTTAATGTCTATTTGTGGCGGTCTATAAGAATTTAACAGTGATTGTAGTTCGCTTTCAAAATCCAAGTCATCACGACGTATGCCGCCAGCTAAACTTTCTATAAATTGTCTAGTGCTGCTTTCTGGATTACGTAATTCTTGCACAAACTCTTGACATGCTTGCTGATATACTTGTGTATCTAATACTATTAGCGCAGGTGTTGCATTTTCTATTACATCGCGCAAGTCATCGTTGGCTTTACGCAAAAATTCATTTATTTTAGCCTGCGATGTTTTTGGCAGTTTAGTAGCTTTTCTATAACCACTTATAAAGGATAGGAATTGTCCTGCATCCATTACGCATAGTCCGCCATATACTGATCCAGCACACGTTTAATATGTGCTGGAAAGTTTGTAGTCGATACATACTGTATTTGTGTTACATTAGGCGTAACATCTCTGTTAACATGCACAGCACTATTATTCTTGCTATAGTATTCTACAAGATCCATGGCGGCAAGTTTTAAATCTTCTGGTGTTTCTTCGTAGCCACCTAAGTAGGTAACTTGATAACCTCGTATATATGGTTTAAATACTGCATCTTTAATACTGCGAATATTATTGCCGTCTAATACCCAGTCTACATATTGACTGATTACAGTATAACTTTGTCCAAAGTCTATGCTACGCTCTACGTATAAGACTTCTCTAACTGGTGTTTCATTTAATATAAAGGTGTTAAACCCACCCTCAAACGTCTCTACCTTAGGATCGTCATAGTTGTCTATAAAACTTCTACGGCAATAAGTTTTTATAAGACTACTAACCTTAGGAATAAGTAGATCAATCTCTTGATCCTTATTACTACTAGTAATTCCTAAGTAATTCTTATACTCATTTCTAGTAATTAAGTCAGCCATATAAAAACTCCATGTGTCTCTAAAACCTAATTCTATTAGGCTTTAGAGACAGGACTCTTGCGAATCCTGCCTTAAGCTTAATTAAACGTAACGAACTGTTACAACAGCTTGTCCGTCAATTGTACTTAGTTGCTGCATACCGATACGTAGGCTAGCTACTAGAACACGACGCTGATTTACTACTTCATCATCTGTATCCATACGCATTGCACGATGGTTACCAACAATAAAGTTACGTGGGTTTACTAAGACCATTAGTGGGTCATTAGCGGCTGTACCTGTTAGTTGTGATGTAACAACGATAGGTGTATTGCCAATACTACCAATCTGACCTGTTAGTAGTGTTGCAGCTGCTGGACCAACTTTGTCGATTGTTTGGAACGCGCTATCTGTTAATAGATCATAGTAAGCTGTTGTGCTTACAAATGCTACTAGTTCTGCTGGATCAAGACCCCAAGCACCTAGTGCTTTACGCGCTGCAATAACATTAGCTACTGTTAGAGCACCAGCTACAGCTACTGTTGGAGATGCTGTTGCAGCACCATCATAAGCTGCTAGACCTTTGATACCGCTGGCTGCATATGTGTCTGTGGCAGCTGTAGCATCTTGACCAATAAGCATAGCTCTGTCAAGTGTCTTAGCCATACGACGTACGATTGCATCACGGATAATAGGTACTAGTGCAATAAGTCCATCTTCCTCTTCTTCAAAGGCGATGTATTCTTTAGTTGCTAGTTTGTTGCTGCTTAGGTCGATCTCTTTTAATGCATGTGTACGAGCATCACCGCTGCTAACACCTGTGTCAGTAGCAAACTGTGCGTTTGTTACCCAAGTTGCGTTATGTCCTGTGTCTGGATTTACAGGAATCTTCATAAATGGCTGGCTCATAGCGATTTGACGGATTGTACCGGCAACCACTAGTCTGCGGCGCATTTCATCTTCCATGCTTAGGCTAACTTCAGTTTCCCAGTTAGCACCTGGTAGGCGAATCTTGCCACCTGCACCACTGCTGCCTACGGCACCAGCTGTACCACCGCTAGCATACTTTTGTAGCATTTCGCGACCGTACTGTGTTTCTTCCATTGACTTGCCAGTGATCTTGCTGATAAATACAGCTTTTTCTTTCTCGGCAAAAGGAATATCGCCATCCTTTGTTTCTACAAATTGCATGCGACTACGCTGTAGTGCATCTAGCTCAGCGCTCTTGCTTTGTAGTTGCTCTAGCTCTTTGGCTTTTTCACGAATAGCACTCTCTAAACCCTCGATCGCACTCTTGTGCTCATTGGCTTGATCTTCTAGGCGCTTTTCAATGTCGCTTAGTAGACGCTCTGCACCTGTGTCAACTGTTTGTACAACAGCTGGAGCAGTTGGAGCTACTGCACTAACTGCAGCTTTAATTTTTGCTTGTAGAGCTTCTTCTTCAGCAACCTTACGCTTAGCTTCTTCAGCAGCCTTTGTTTGTGCTTCTAGCACGGCTTTAGCAGTTTGTTCAGCAGCTTTAGCAGCAGCATCTGCTAGTAATTTCTCTAATTCCTTTGGATCCATATCCCATTCCTCATTTGTTGTGCTTTTTGCTGCTTTTGGGGTATCTAGCTTTTTAGCTGATTCCTTTGGTGCTGGTGCAAATTGCTGTTTAAATAACTCAAAATCTGCGGCAGTGTCAAATGCCTTGGCTAAACTAAAAAGTGTGTTTTGATTTGCAGGTACTGAAACTACACTGATTTCATGTAGCTCTAGTTCTTTAACTAAAAACGTTTCGGTAGCATTATCATAGTCCGCATCACGAACTCTAAATCCTACGCTAAATGCACTTAATATTCCCTTTTTAATCAGTTTGTATACATCACCTACTTCTCCAGGAATCTGCGCTCGAATCCACAAACCCTGATCTGTTACCTTATGCTCAATCATTTTACCGATTGGCATTTGATGATTGTGATAGGCTAGTATAATTGGATTTTTAAGGTAATTTTTTAATCCACTATTCCATGCTGCCATAGGGATTACGTCACCTTGCCGATCACGGTCTACTGTGCTAGCATATCCTTCAATATAAATGCTATCATCAGACTCTGTACTAGCTGTAAACTTACTGCTTAAATAGAGTAATTTATCTAGCTTTGTATTCATATTACTCCTTTGTCGTACTAGGCCTACCACCTATCGATGGATTGGCTGCTGAACCTGCTATGTTAGCAGGTATTCTTATGGTATCACCACCTTCTAGTTTGGCGTACCTTAATTCTTCTCTGGCCTCATTAGGCGTTATAATTCCACCATTTACCAGTGTGCTATGATAACTGGCAACATCTTTAAGCTCTGGTTGCAGTGCACTAATTGTACTAACTACAGGACTTAGGTCATAGCCAAAATATCGCTCTAGTGCGCTGTTGTACAGTCTAACTAGTGGTAGCACAGTTTCCAGGTAGAATAACCTTAGATTAGGCGAAATGTTTGCATTATTGCCACCTTGCAATAATATAGGTGGTACGCCTATAGCACTCATTATACGCTCGCTGTGAGTGCGCATGGCTACATCAAAATCTAGGTCACTAAACTTTTGATCTGACAGTTTATGTGGTTTCAATCCACTGTCAAGGATAATAGGACGCTTTCCACCTGAACGGCTATTATAGCGCTGCTGCCAGTACTGTAGCGTTTTCTCTTTAGCAGCTTGCGACAGGGTATTTTCCGATGTAAGCACTAGGCCAAATATAGTACCATTATCAAAAAACTTTTGCTGAAACTCTTGCATGCTGTAGAGTATGCTTATATTTTCCATGCAAGCTTCTAGCCTGCTAGCACCGCGATAAATGCTGTCAGCCGATAGGTCTTTAAAGTAAAATACCTCAGCTTCAGGAAAATTTACCACTCCATTATAGCGATACCCGCGTATATATGTTTTGCTATCAGTAATAATTTCTACATTATTAGCTGGCAGGTGATACATAAATACACCATCAAAATGTATGAATGCATTGCCGTCTAACAATATATCCTTAAACAGCGCACTGCGAAAATCAACAGCTGACTGATAAGGATTAGGCCTAAAATTAAGTAGTGTTGTTAGTGTCTTTTGTCTAATGCCATTAACAACGCCTTCATGTACTTTATCTTTTACATCATAGTCTAGACTAGCACAAGCATTAACTAGCATGTTAACAGATCTGTTAACGCTGTCTATACTCTTATAAGCTGTGCGAAAATTAACTATGCGGGCCTCACTGCCTATGTGAGTGCCTTCATCTAAGTGTATGCTTGTTTGGGCTGGATTTAGTTTTTCAACCACCCAGCCACGTAATCTGTCCATTATTGCCACTATAGTCCCCTAGGTAAATTTGGCAAAAAAGCCACTAGGCTTTTCAACCACACCACCAACAAGTTTGGCACGCTGAGTTTCAATCCAAGACTTTTGCTTGGGCACACTAGCTACACTAGGGATTTTACCATAAATACTATGTAGCATAACATGATGTCTGTTGCACAGTGTGTACACCAGTTCATATAATTCTGCATAATGCTCACTGATAAACTCGTCTCGAACTGCTAGAATACCCTCATCAGTACTAATATCATAACCTAGGCTATCTGCCCATGCATATAACAGGTTAGTTATACTGTGCAGGTGGTGTAACTCAAGGTCACTAGTACCACCGCAAATATAGCAACTGCCTTGTTTGACATAGGCTGCTTTGGCCTTGTCGCGTACCCATTTTACTGCAATACGATTATTTGTATTTTTTGCCATCTTTTAAACACAATTATACCACTAGTGCTACTAAAAGTCAAGTAGCAAAATTTTTTAGGGTTAGATTACATAACTGTAAAGTGCATAGCGCACTGCATCAGCCATGTGACTAAAACGATTATGCTTTGGGCGCTCACGAGTTAATCCCTCACGATCATCCCACTGATATTGATCTAGCATTGCTAGGACATGCTGACAACTGCTGTGCACCTTAAATCTACCTTGCTGAACCAGGGTTTGCACATAGGCAATGCCTGGTAGTACATCTTTTTTAGCGCGTGTAGTACTTAACTCATAGTTGTAGGCTAGGTCCGCTGCAAATTGTGCAGCTGCACTATCAATAAATATGGTTTCTACACCATACTCTGCAACAAACCTGTTAAAGTGTTCAGCATGCTCACGTGTAGTGCGCTCCGATTCTAGGTAGTCCTGCACACAATAAAAACAGTCGGTAGCATAATCATAGGTAATAGTTACCCAAGCTGTTTCATCCTTGTATCCTGGATCTAGGCCAGCAATAGTTTCACCACGTAAGTCTGGTAGTTGGTCTAGCACATACTCTTGCCGAAAGCCCTCATAGATTTGGCCTAGGTAGCTGGTAAAGCTGGCCATGTACTCCTGCTCAAACTCCGCTTTAGGCATGCTGCGGCGTGCTTCCTCCACGTCCGACTCGGCCATGCGTGTATTCTCTGTATAGTCCGCTTGTATACTTACCCACTCTGGAAAGTTGCTATCAAAGCCACGCTGAAAAAACTTTGAAAACCAGTTATTTTTACCACGTGGTGTACTAATAAATATTGCTTTGCTGTTGGGCTTGTCTAGTGTAGGACGTAGCTGTACGTTAAATGCCTCCTCGCCACGTTCACTAAGTGCAGCCTCATCAAATATTATAAGGTCATAACTACGACCAACTGTACTATCCACTGTGCTAATAGATCCCATGCGTATTGTGCTACCATTCGACAATTCAATTACCTTGTCTTTAAGATTATCACGTGTTACTTCCTAGTCAAAATGCTTGATCAACTTACGCTGCAGCTCAAAACTAATAGA